GTCAGGTGCTTACCTCTGGCGGCTCAGGCGCAGCGCCTTCGTGGACCTCGGCGGCACTTGGCTCCACCACAGTCACGAACAAGACAGGTAGCAGGGCTACCGCAACCACCTACCAAAACACCACAAACGGGTGGCTTCTTGTGTGCTACTGTATGTCGAACAACGGTGTGACCTTCTTGATTGGTTCGACTTCCGGCCTTGGGATAACCGCACTGTCCTCAAACTTTTCAGGAAACGTCCAAACGTATCTTGTTCCGCCCGGATGGTATTACCGCGCAACAGGAACAGTGTTGAGCAACTGGACGGAAGGACAAGCATAATGGAACACGGCTTCTATCACCCCACCTTTGGATACTGGCAGACAGTATCCACGCCAACAGATGAACACCTTGCTGCGTACCCAGAAGGCACTGTCGAGGTTCCCCTGCAACCAAGCAATCTGCACACTTGGGGCGGCTCTGAGTGGGTTCCGCCAACACAGGAAGTGGCTGATGCGGAAGCCTCTAGGGTTGCCCGCGCTACGCGCAACACCATCCTCGCCAACACTGTCGATCCCCTTGTCTCCAACCCCCTACGCTGGGCTGACATGACCGCAGAGAAGCAAGCTGAGTGGGCAGCATATCGTCGTGCCTTGCTGGACATCTCCCAGCAGTCAGGCTTCCCGCATGATGTTGTCTGGCCTGTAGCGCCGGAAGGAGTGTAACCATGTCCACGGTCAAAGCAGACTACCTCGTAAACGCCGCTGGCACAGGTGCGCCTACGTTTACCAATGGCGCTGTTCTATCTGGCACACCGACTGCCCCCACGGCAGCGGCTGGCACCAATACAACCCAGATCGCCACAACAGCATTTGTTCTGGCTAACGCTCCTGCCACTGGTGTTCAGACCTTCACGGCAGTAGGTTCAATTGCTGCTGGTTCTGTTGTTGTGGCATCTTCCACTGCAAACTCGGTAGAAACCATTGGCATTATGACAAACGGTCAAGCAAACGGTTCTTTACAAACCTACGGGTCATCTACTGGTGCTGCTGGTTTCTATAGCTGGGGGCGACCATGCCCAATGACATCAAACACATTTGTCCAAGCGCGATATGATAATGCTGGAGCTAGACCTGTTTCTGCGGCAGTTGTAACTGTGGCGGCAGACGGCACGTTTACCACTGGAACATTTGCAACAGCAGTTTCTGCTTCAAACGCTAACTATTCCAGTAGAGACTCTGTAATAAAAATATCAACAGATAAATTCATTCTTTTTTACGGGACAACTTCGACAAATGTGCTTGCTGTTGTTGGCACAATATCGGGAACTACAATCACTTTTGGCACTCCTGTTACAGTTTATAGCGCCACCAGTGTCTTTGTTGCTGCCGCAACAAATGGCGCAGATCAGGTTCTTGTGTTTGCCGTTAACTCAGGTTCGCCATATGCTGGTAAAGTTATTGCTCTTACTGTAAGTGGGACAACAATCACTGTTGGCACATCGGTAACATTTTACAGCAGCGCCGCATATATCAACACACAAAACTCGGATTTGCTGGCATACGATGTAGCGACTGACCGCTACTTTATTGCATGGTCGGCAAGCACGGCTGCTGGATCGCCAATTTATGGGACTGTCTTTTCTATTTCTGGAACAACAGTTACCGCAGGAACAAACACAAGTCTTGGGTCTGAGTTGCTTCTATCACCACTTACTACACCAACGGCGTATTATAGCCCGACTTTGAGTGTAAGATATGTGCCGTCAATTGGGCGGATGGCACTTATTATTGGGCCTACCACTTCAAACACCATGAGTGTATCTACAGTTTTGATTTCTGGTTTAAGTTTTACACGCAACAGCACATCATCCAACTTAGGTTCTTGCGCTCTTCCAGCCCAGTATTCAAGCAATACAGGAGAGTTAATAGTTCTTCCCAATAGCACATCAGCATACTTTGTAGGCTTTGCTCCAACAACGTATCAGCCTTATAGCGTTTCTTTGGGGAATGAGACTCCGACTTCTGGAAGTAATATTTATAATGCCCTAGGCAATGGCTACTACATAAATGCTGTTCAAACATTTCCTTATACCAATAATGTAATAGCAATCACAAACGCCACTAAGGCAATTGGGTTGGCCAATGCAACTGTGACTAATGGTCAGTCACTTAGTGTAGCCGTTACAGGCGGCTTGTGCAGTAGTTTGAGCGGGTTGACTGCTGGGACTCTTTACTATGTCACGGGAAAAGGTGTAGTTACACCAGACAGTTCTGCGGTCAAGTTTATTGGGACGGCTATGTCTACTACGTCAATGCTTGTGGGGATATGATATGAAAATTATCGAAGTTAATGGTTTCCCTGTCTGTGTGTATGAGCCGAATGTGTTTCCTTCAATGGCAATGCAGTCTGCTGCCCGCATAGAAGCCTATCGCAACGAAGCCGACCCGTTGTTCTTCAAAGCCCAGCGCGGTGAAGCAACGATGGACGAGTGGCTTGCCCTAGTCGCAGAGATAAAAATGCGGTATCCTTACCCAACTTGACCCAGTAAAGGAGGGGCGCAATGTTTGGTTTTAGTCCCTTCTCGGCAGCCCCGTTCTCGGACCTCGGCGAAGCCGCTGACGTCACAGTAGGCGTTGTCGGCGTCTCCGCGACAGGCAGCGTTGGCTCCGTCGTTGCGCCCGCCGCCGCTATCCTTACGGGCGTATCCGCATCTGGTGAAGTCGGCTCCGTTACCGTTACAGCCTCGGCCCTTGTGCTTGTGTCCGGCCTATCTGCAAGCACCGCCGTAGGTAGCGTTGCTGTACAGGGCGAGGCCAATGTATTCCCCACGGGTGTTTCCGCCACTGCTAGTGTCGGCACTGTCACCACCACGGCCTCGGCCCTCGTCCAACCTACGGGTGTTTCCGCCACGGGCGCTGTTGGGGACGTTACTGTCACGGCCTCGGCCCTTGTGCAGCCCACGGGTGTTTCCGCCACAGGCGCTGTTGGCACTGTCGCCGTTGCTGGCTCTGCCCTTGTCCTTCCGACAGGGGTTTCCGCCACAGGCGCAGTTGGAACGGTCACAGTACAGGCCAACGCCATCGTCGCCGTATCTGGCGTCTCCGCTTCCGGCGCTGTTGGTTCCGTAACGGTTACTGGCTCCGCTGTTGTCATCCCGCTGGGCGTTTCCGCCACGGGCCGGGTAGGCATAGTCACCGTCTGGGGCCAGATTGTGCCACAGCCCGGAACCGCTTGGGACCCCCTTAATCCGGCCCCGCCCACTTCTTGGAACGCGATTTCCCCCGCTGCAGGTTCGGCGTGGACGGAGGTCGATCCAGATGCTATAAATACGTGGACAGAGGTGGAACCGGCACCGCCGACCATCTGGACAACAATCGCGGCGTGAGGATGACCTATGCCAAGTACATATACTAGCAACCTCGGGATTGAACTCCCAGCCGATGGCGAACAGGACGGCCAGTGGGGCGATATCGTTAACGACAACATGAGTATCGTAGACCGGGCCAGCAACGGGTCGTTATCTCTATCCCTGAGCGGCACAACCTCAACGCTGACTACGTCGGACGGCATCTTGTCGGATGGGCAGTATAAGGCGCTGATTCTAGGCGGTACCCCAAGCGGGACGCATACGATCACCATCGCCCCAAATGATGCCCAGAAGATTTACTTTGTGTACAACACCACAGCCCAGAGTGTGGTCTTTACCCAAGGGTCGGGCGGAAACGTGACCATAGCCGCGGGCGACAGTGCGGTAATCTACTCCAACGGCGGTGGTGGTTCCGCTGTAGTCGCCAACCTAACCGACCACTTTGCCATGAGCAGCGTCAAGGTCACAGGCGGGGCAATTAACGGCACTCCAATTGGCGCAACTTCGGCATCTACCGGGGCGTTCAGCACCCTGTCTTCTTCGGGCCTAGCAACGCTGTCTTCTTTGACAACTGCCTCTGCAACCATTTCTGGCGGTTCGGTAAACGGTACACCGATTGGGGCGTCTTCGGCGTCAACGGGGGCCTTTTCAACTCTATCCACTTCCGGTGCTGCAACTCTTACCTCTGCCGTGCTTAACGGGCAGCTTGGCCTTGGTGGTGCTAACTATGGCACGTCTGGTCAGGTTGTGGTGTCTCAGGGCGCTGGCTCCGCTCCTGTGTGGGGTAGCGGATTTCCATCCGGCGGCATCATCCTCTGGTCTGGTTCTGTCGCGTCCATTCCGTCAGGCTGGCTCCTGTGCAACGGTTCAAGCGGAACCCCGGACCTTCGTGATCGTTTCGTGGTTGGTGCTGGATCAACCTACGCAGTGGCTGACACTGGCGGCACGGCATCTGTCACTCTGTCTGAGTCGCAAATCCCGTCCCATACCCATACTTTCAGCGCCACGACCAACACAACCGGGGCGCACACCCACACCGAACAGAACTTCTCGTCCAACGGCACAGGCGATGGTTCTGGACCCGGCGCAAGCTGCTGCGGTGGCTCAATTGAAAACAGTGGTGTACAGACCCTATCGGCTGGGGACCATTCGCACACAGTCAGCGGCACTACGGGCGCTGCGGGTTCTGGCGGATCGCACGAAAACCGTCCTCCGTACTATGCCCTTGCCTACATCATGAAGTCGTAAGCCATGAGCCAGCCGTTCCACGAAGTACGTTACGCAATCTGCACGGCGTGTGAAAATTTCAACTCGCTGTTAAAGCAGTGCAAACTGTGCGGGTGCATAATGCCCATCAAGGTGCGGTTTTCAACGTCAGATTGCCCTGCGGGCAAGTGGGGAAAAGAGGTCTGAAGTGAAAATGAACCTAGGCAAAGACCAGATCATCGCAGTTCTGATTCTTGTTGTGGGTTTGCTTCTAGCCGCCGCTATTGCGCATTCCCAGACCGAACCTGTCGAATGCCCAGAAGGGTATATTTGCACGTGGTCAGGGTCTGATGGCTCGGTCACCACCAATGGCGAGATGACGACGACTGTAATCTCGCCCCCGCCTACGGCTGTTTCGCCGCAATTCAGCGCGGGTAACGGCAACGATCTCTGCACTGTCGGTGTGTCTGGCGCTGTGCAGACTCAGATTTTGGGCTTAAGCGCCGGCAAGACAGTCCGCGATATGAACTGTGAGCGTCTTAAGAACGCCAAGGCCTTGTACGATATGGGCATGAAAGTCGCCGCAGTTTCGACAATGTGCCAAGATGAACGGGTATTTCAGTCGATGCTGGATGCCGGCACACCATGTCCATATGACGGCATGATCGGAGAGGAAGCCAAAGCGGCATGGGAAGCTGATCCCAACCGCTACGAGATCAACCAAGGCGGGGTCTTTAATGACAAGACAAAGATTGGCATTGGCGCTATTCTTGGCGTTCTCGGCCTCCTCCTCGCACTCTGACCCGTACAGCTACGGCGCCACTGGGAATGCTGCTTCTGACGCGCTCTCATGGGCTATGAACAGCATTTTGCCAAATGTTCCCGGTCTGGACATCAGCGGGGTCTTCTACCGATACAGCATAGACAAAGACCCAGCGGCAGATGCCTTGGTCCATGTGCAGAATGAGAATGCACTAGGTACGGGCTACATTTTCCAAGAAACAGATAATTGGTCCGGCATCGCCGGAAACACCATCACACGTGGCGTCCCAGTGTCAAACATCCCACTTAGGTACTGGGGCCTTGGTTCAATCGAGGTAGAGGGCGAAGGCACAATTTCAAACGCCTCGGTGATCTACTCCTATCGTGTTGACGAATGCGCCAACCCCCAGTCAGACCCAACCTGCGAGGGTTATGAGCCACCGGTGCAGCTTGTTGCCGCCCAAGAGCTGGACACATACGACGCCTTGGAAGACGAGGCATACGCAATCGCAAGCCAGAAAACTGATCAAGAATACCAAGAGGATACCGGCTCGACCGAAGAACAGAGCGACGACAAAGAGCGTAAGGCTCGGCTTGAACGTGGCTTGGCCGCATCAAAGAATGCGCTAGCTTTGGCTGACGGCATTTCTCAGGATGCTATTCTAAGCGCAATGGGGTATACTTCTGACATGACCGTCTACTACACCGCGCAGTTAGATGGCGGATCGTATGCAGATGCGCCTATGCTCGTTGATGGGAAAATCCCAGAAAACAAGCGCGGGTTAAGGAATGGGTTAGCACAGCAAGTCCTGCATGAGCAGATGATAGACCTGCAATATCAGTAGAGGGCGTCCAAAATGAAATACTTAGCAGTCGCTATTCTGGCCGTGCTGCCTCATATGGCATCTGCCGATGGCGTCCAGATCGAAGGAAATGTCCAAGCGAAGTGCGTGATCCGCACGGATAGAACCGGCGTTTACGGAAACCCCACAGCAAGCAAATTAAGCGCGCTGCCAGCAGATGGTGGTGTTACCCCCATCATCAGGTACGACGTCGTGTTGGCAGGGTACTACACCGCCCGCATTACGTACCCTACTTCGTTTTCTACGAGTCCGACCCTAACAGATACTGTCACATGGACCGGAGGTGCATCTGTGTCAAGCGTTTCTGCGGCGGGAATGTCCGCATATGACGCAGCAAAAGTAGAATACGATGCGACAACCGAATTTGACCTAACCGTTGCTGGTACGACTTGGTTCAAGGTCGATAGCGTCGCGGAGTATGGCTACGATAAAGCGTTCCCCGCCGGGACGTATCGTGCGGTAATCCAAGCGGATTGCATTGCAAAATGAAGCTAGCGGCAGCACTCATCTTCCTTGGAACGGCGGCTGGCGCACACGAGATGACACCAGCATATCCAACCCTACACCAGTCCGCTATGTCGCAAATCATGCAGGCCGAACTGTCTCTATTTAACGCCCGCGACGACGTCGAATACTACGCCGTCAGCGTCTTAGATGCAGACATGAACCCAATCGTCTTTGCTTCGGCACAGCGCGTAATGCACGTCCCTTCGGGAAGTCGGAAAGACTTTGAAATCTATATCAAAGAAGCTGACGTATCCCGTGTCGTATACGTGTGCACCACATCCATGCTCCGTGCAGGGCAAGAGGATAACGCCATCATTTCGTCTCGTATTTGCTCGCGTCTGGACGGTGAAAAGGCATGAAACGTCTAGCTATAATCTTAGCGATGATAGGCGGGGCGGCACAGGCTGACAGCACTTCGCTGGCGCTACAGCTCCCCACTGCGTCAATGAGTTATCAAAGCGACAGTTTCAGGGCCAATAACCTAGATTGCAGCATGGCAATCGGTGGCAGTACTAATCTTGAAGTTGGCGTTCTAGGCGGCGTTAACAATCTTGGCGATAGTGGTCTGCTTCCGCAGACAAAAGACATTGGCATCTTTGCGCGAATCGTCATACCCCTTAACGCCCCTAGATCGCGGATCGACTGCAACCAACTTTATCTGCTGGAACTGCAGCAACGGCGGCTAGAGATACAGCAGCTGCAGGCAGAACTTGAAGCAATGAAGCAGCTTCAAGACGAGCAGATGGACTTTGAGCCATGACAGAAGAACGCGACCTTGGTGAAGCGCTGGAGGAGATTGAAGGCCTAAAGGACAAGGCTTTTACTATTCTCGGTCTGCGAATGACGCCAGCAACCATCGCTGCCGGCGTCGCATTTTTGTCTACTATCTGCGGTACGTTATACGGCGGGTTCGTCATGTACCAAAAGGTCGAAGAAGTCGCCGCGATGGACCTTGGGGCCTATCAGCAGCAAATGGAGATCATGGATACCAAGGTGCAAGAGGCTCTGGACTATGCCCGTGACATCAAGAACGGCCTTAAGGACGATATCATCAGGCTTGAAAAACAAGTCGATAGGGCAGAAGATGCTGTACGAAATAACGAAGAAAAAGTAAGAGCTTTGATCGACGACGCCGAGACGCGGTTCGAAACAAGGCGTGACCAACTTCGTATGTCGCAAGATCAGGACATGAAGGAGCTGGAAGATAGGTTAAACGGGAAACTGCAGCGGGCCCTAGATAACCCGCTTGCCCAATAGAGGATGACGAGATGAAAGAGAAACTACTTTGGCTGATCTTCATCGCTGCGATAGGCGCAGTCTTCTATTTTTCCGCAAACGGCTTCTACCGCTACCCATGCCAAGACCCAAACAAATGGGGATTGCCAGAATGCCAGCCGCCAATCTGCACGGCTGCAAAGCAATGCCCTGAAGACCTGATAGGAGATGTGAATGGCTAAGGAAGACGCAAACCTACTGGAAGCAAAGCTTCGCTACTTCATTGGCGTTGCTCTAACCATTATCTTGGGCGGTACGATCTTTGTGATCCTGTATAGCTTGGTCTTCGTGACCCAACCCATGGGTGCAAGTTCTGAAAACGACCGTAAGTTCTTTGAGCTGCTGACGCCCATCGCTTCGTTCATAGTCGGCGCGCTCGGCGGTGTCCTTGCAGCTAGCAACAGCAAAAGCCAGAAAGAAGAGGAGAAGGTAGAATGATTGGTCGTTTGGTAGGTGCGCTGATCGGGCGCAAGCTGAAAGAAAAGGCCGTCGATGCCGTGCTGGATAGGGTCAATCTGCCCGATCCAGTAGAAGACGCCATCAAAATTGCCGCCACTGGCAACGCGGGGGACTTACTTGCCAATCTTACTGGCAACGCCGGTGCGGACAAGCAGTCTATCCTTGGTGCTGTGGCCAAAGGCGTTGGGAAGAAAAAGACATGAAAAAGGAACAGATCATCCACATCCTGCATGGCAATGCGGATGCAGCCGCTTGGGCGGATGCCGCGCTGGAAATCCTGCCCAAATACGAGATCAATACCCCCAACCGCATTGCTGGTTTCTTTGCCCAGTGCGGCCACGAGTCCATGAACTTCACGGCCTTGTCAGAGAACCTGAACTACCGCGCCGAAACCTTGGAAAAGTTGTTCTCAAAATACTTCTCGAA